TCTATTGAAGTCCAGGGGTTTGCCGCAAAGGTTACGGGCAATACCGAGACCTCTTTTCTGATTCTGTACCAACCAATAATTTCCTTCTTGGCATCTGCGTAGGTATATTCAAATCCGTGACTCATGCCAAGATCAGGCATTGCGGCTAACTTCTCAGCCACTTCCGCTTTGTCTTTGTTGATAGTTCCAGACATGACCAGGAAACCATGACTGAACTCGGCAAAGTCAGCCTTACCAATCTCCGTTCCGTCTGTGTGCCAGAGTTCAAGGGCTGGGAACTCATCCTTATGGGAATCCACCCAATCAACATATTCCTGGTGGGCTTTCTCCGATATGATCTGGGGCGGGTTATCCTTGTCTCTGAAGTTATTTGAGACCACTCCTACCCATCGCCAATCACCCTGAGAATCTTTCTGTAGGATGAAGTTTCCTATCGGCTTGACCGGTTTGTCTTTTGGGGCAATCAACCTGGAGAATCCCTCTATTGCTGATTTGAGGAACTTCACCATCCCGTTATCCTTGCCTTCGATCTGCCTCTTAATGGCGGCGCAGTAGGCTTCAGGGTCGTCTTTTGATGCGTTCTTATCTACGCATTCCTGAAAGTCCGTGTAATCTCCGAATGGCATATTAACCTCCGTTTTCTTACCAAAATAAAAGCGCCCCATTTCTGAGGCGCTCATATTCGGCGCACTTCTCTTCTATAGCGCACATGGCGCTTTTACTATATTAAATTGTCAAGATACAAATTGATTATACAAGCAATGTCAATAGGTTGCTATCTTCTCTCAAGTTCTGCCCTTAGTCTACTCTTGGATATCCCCTTCAGCAATGTTGCTATTGAGATGACCGTGTAGTGCGTCTGCCCGCCATGTCGGGAGGCTATCTGCACCGAACCATCAGGGAGAATCACCGCAGCAGGTAGACCACATGAGGGGCACTTTACCGGCTGGCATGTCGCAATTCCTACCATGCTTATTTCTTGGGATGTGCAGGGCAACCCTTCCCAAACCACTCGCACTCTTGCCCCATGCACTCGCTGTTTTTATCCGCAGTCAATCTATTGATGGTTTCCTGCCCAAAATCCCCAACAGTCACCAAATTAGAAAGCATCAGGCCAGCTTGTAGAATAGGGCACTTCTTCATTTCTTTGACTTCTTCGTACCGCACTTGCCCATCATGCCTCCTGTCAAACTAACGATATCCGCTTCCAGTTCCTTGTCTCGAAATAGTGCCATTATCTGATCGGCATAGGTTGAAGCACAAGCATCGTCACAACCTGGCCGGAGAATGGCAACTATCTTTTCCCTCAAGGTCATTTGAGGGCCCTCTGCACCCTTCCCACTAATTCAGCCTGCATCCTTACCATAAGGTCTTGGATATTCTGCCAACCAGCGCCCCGGAAGAGGTTGCGTTGCTCCTCACCTTCGACATAGATATTATAGGGGGCCATGTTTGCGTTTGAACTTACCCGCCCTTCGATGGTGTCTTGGCTTGTGACGACATCCCACCACCAGGAGCGTTTGAGTGTCCCTGTCCGGCGGTATCCTGTCTTAGTCAAGGTCTGAGGGGGATACTCTGACATGAACTTGCGCCCATTCACAACTGTGTCAGTCATCGCCGTATGTAACTTCTCCCATGTCTTGAGGTCAACGATATCATTCTTGGGAGTGATAGGGGTTAGGTTAAACTCTGTCATACACCAACTCCCATTTGTGACCGTATTAGAACTAACTCCGATTCCAATTCTATGTTTCTCTTCCGTAAGTCCTGTATCTGTTTATTCTTGCCATCAGTTAAACCCTTCTGGTATCCATCACGATAACCTTTGTTGTGATCCTTTGCATGGCTATTCTTAGTACCCAATTCAAGATTCTCTAACCTATTATCATCTCTAATACCATTTTTGTGATGAACTGATTCAAATGGTGCAAGGCATCGCCCTAAATGTTTTGCCATTACTAAACGATGCTCCATGACAAGATTATGAATGTCACACATGGAATGGAAGAAATCATCAGAAGGTAAACGAATCTGCATGTATCCACCACAATTTCTTTCCCTGCCACCCTTCCAACAAGGATGGTCACTACCCCGACGCGGTGGTCCACCAAATAGTATGTCTTTCTGTTTCATCAATAACCTAGAACATGATGGGCAACGAGGTGAAATGGGTTTACCTTTGTACAAGGAAGACCATCTCTCTTTGCCACAATCAACACAGGCCCACCACATAAGAGTTCGATGGGTCTTGTATCCCAAGTCTGTTGACCGCTTAGTCTCTCCTATCTGTGGCATGTTATTATGTTACTCTCCCAATACCCACCCTAGTGCAACGGCATCCAATATGTGAATCATCGACAGGATAAGGGCCAGAGTCTATTGGGAATACCTTGCCGTCCAGTTCCTCGCAGACCTTACACACATTCCCTTCCCTGACCGTCTGCCATTCCTGCTCCTCAATCCCCGCCGCCTTCTCGACTAACCTGTTCCCCTGATCGAATATCCTGGTGATTTCCGTTGTGGCTATATTCTGAGCCCGTGTCTTGCTGAACACCACCTCGTCAAGTGCCTTCACTAAGTCAGGAAAGCCTCTCTTGCCTAGACCGGACTCTTGCCATGTGGCAATGGCCTCAGAGATATCCCCCCGTATGCTTGACTCAAGGTACTGGCCCCAGTCATTCACAAACCTTCGGGTGTATTGCAGAATGGCGGGGTTGACGGCGTTCATGTCCACCACCAGGCCCATGTCCAGGTTATAGTTCAGCGATTCGAGTAACACCTGACGTACTAAGGGTGTCATGCCCTGTCTAAGGGTGATCTGTACCTCTTTCCAGAGGTCAGGGTCATTCAAGAGGTCAGAGGGTTTGTCCAGGGACTTCATATCCTGAAGTGGCCTCTTAAAGAGGCCGAGGACTTTTTTTAATGTCACGGCCATTTGATCTGCCATACGCTTCTCTAATTTGGCACGGAGTTTGGCAGCAAATTCCTGCTTGGCTTTGGTTTCCTTCTTGTTAAAGTCTTGACGTGGTTTTGACACTGATGATGCCCTACCACCACCTTCTCCCCGTTGCCCGGCATCCCACGCTGCCCACGACTCGGCATCCTTCAATATATGCACCGTGGGTTTCTTGAATATCCATATATCATCGGCCTGGTCGTTGTGCATAGGCCCAAAATTAACAGCCTGATAACCCTTCTTGAAATAATAGGATTTGATGTTTCCCCAGTCTTTAGAGGTTAGCTCGTCCACGGTCTCTATTTTATTCCCTTGCCCCCTGAAATAGTTTGCGTCACCCACCAGGTCGCCACTTCTCTTGATGTTCTTGGGAGTTTCCACGAAAACTACCTTATCTCCGAATGATCCCGCATGTTCCACATTATTTGTGACCCACATACCCTCTTCCCCTTGACCAAGTACCAAATCGCCACCACGTTCCCCATGAGCTAAATAACCCTTCGGAGGCCGTTTAGATTCTGGAGGATTAACATAGAACCTAGAATCAGATGAATAATCATCCACCCCTGAAGACCCACCCCCCCCAGGCCCACTTCCCCCCACTTCTCCAGGTCTACCTTCGTGCCCGTAGTTGCCTGACCCTTCGCCTCCCTTCTGCTGCTCATCCGTCTGGGTCTCACCATCTGCCTGTTGCGATTCATCCTCAGTCGTTACCTCTGGTGTTGCATCGGGTGTGGCTTGTAGAATCTTGAACATCTCCTCAGTCATCTCACCAGTGTCAACCATCTCCTGACGAATAGACTCAGGAGTATAGACACCCATGTTGAAGTAAACCGCCCTGGTGTCAGCTCGTAGTTTATCAAGCGCAGCTATCTGCGTGTCATCCGCGATGTCCTTCTCGTCAAACTCAAAGGTGACATTCTTCGGAAGGATACCTGAGAAGTTCATCATGTGACTAATGCGCTTCATATACATGGCTGGGCCTTTGCCCTTTGATTTGAGATGTAGCACTTCGGACTGTGTGCTAGTGCCTAAGTTGCCAGCAGATAAGGGGGCCAGGTCTTGATAGTCACAACCTAGAGCTAAGGCCATGACCGTGATATACCACTTCAACTCTTTGTCCTTGTCAAACCCATCAGGGATAGAGGCAAAGTCCAGTGTCGCTACTGTTGCCGGGGCCTTGGGGTCAAGAACTCCCATAATGGCCGGTTTGACATATCGAACATAGCCCTTCTGGAGTTGGTTCTGCTCGTGTTCCTTCAAGACATCGGTTAGTTGAGTCTTGCCCACGTTGCCCACGATATAAAGTGACTTGGGGTTGAAGCCCGACAACTTTTCTCTTTCATAGACTGAGATGTCACGCATCCTCTTGACTTCACACAGTATCCGGTAGACCGCGCACATACCCACGCTGTTCATTGTCTCAATGGGACTTGGCATATCGGCCATAACCCATACCTGGTGAGGTGCAAGCCTGTGTTGCCCACCTAAGCGGTCTGAGTAGACTACAGGCCACTCGTCAACCCCTGTACGCCTGCATCTGGCAGCGTCAAGCTGGTTTATCCCGATACAAGGCGAGTCCGGGGAATCAGTCAAGCGGATGATCTCCACGAAGGCCCCGTTATTCTGGGTCAAATAATCGAGATTCCACTTGTAACAGAAGTCAACCCAGTTCTCTACAAGGAACTCCTGACATGCCTCTACGGTAGAAGGTGGGCCCTGGAGTGTCCAGGAGAAGGCGGCGTTACGGGTGGCTATGGCATATATCGCAGACTGAAGATAGGACTCTGTGGGCCAGAACTCGCGTATCTTCAGGTCGAGTCCGGCGGGGTCGGCCCCCCATGCTGGGAACTCATCTGCCATTGAACTCAGGGATAGTATCCACCCGCCAGTAGGGGATTCTTCGTAACTAGGTCGCTTAATTACAGAACGCTTTTTTGCATCGGGCATGTCGGGCCTCCTAATTAGGCTTTATCATACACCCTATGTTGATGATGTCAATAGGTTATAGATTCAAACGCAACGTTTCATACGCTGCCATCGAAAGGCACACCGCAAGGTCAATCTTTCTACTCTCGGCTTTCTTGACAATACGGAGTTTTGAATCTTCGTCTTTAGAGAGTTTCACATTACAGTTCTGGATATGCTCACGCAGTTCAATCTCCCCAGAGTGGGCAATCCTCCGATGTGCGATTAGCTGATAAAGTAAGGTGTCTGCCTCTAAGCGATCCCCGCCCTGGTTAAACTCCATAAAATTAGCCACACCCTCTTGCATTAACCTTGTGCAGAAGTCGTGGAGCTGGTATGGGTCATAGCAGACCTCTACCACATTGAAACTCTTGCAGATATCCCGAAGTATAGCCTCGACCTCCCGGAAGTCTATGGCTCCACCCTTGGGAGGGTCCCACTTGCGGGCAAAGCGTACTCTTACTGAATCGTCAGGCTTGTCGGGGTCTCTCGAAAGAACCGCCAGACCAAAGCAGTCACCGGTTACGGCAGCGTCCAGGGCTATAATCAAAGGACTTGAATCACCCTTTAAGGGCAATGCTGGTTTCTGGCAGGCATCCCACCAGAGGATAGGCACGAACTCAGACTCAGAACTTACCCACTCGTTAAGATGCAAGCGCCTGAACTGCGGAGGGGATTGCGTCCCTTCCTCAGAGGCGTAATATGTCCGTCCTCGTTCCCCTTGTAACCAGGGCATCCTCCGGGCAATAGTGCCACTATCCCAGAAGGTAAACATGCGTTTGGAATCGTTTACCCAACAGGGAATCAGATCATCAGGGTTTGGTGACTCAACAAAGGCTCCCTGGGACTTGGGCATATCCTTGACCCTTAACTGACGGCCTTGCTTGACTGTCTGCTCGTAGAGTGACCAAAGAAGCTCGGACTCCCCCTCATATCCCGCGTAAGTCACCACCAGGCGCACAGAATCAGGTCGTGCCGGGGATGGTGCCACTTCAGCCCAGAACCTTAGAGCATCCTTGTGAATAAATCCCCACAGCTCTTCCCAGATGGTGATAATCGGGTTAGCCCCAGCTTCGCCCTGGTAGTCTGTGGCAATGGCCTTGCAGCCCGTCCCTGTCGTTAAGCAGGTCATCAACTGGGCCTGGACTTGCCAACGTTCGGGTAGAAGTCCCTTTGACCGGATGTATCCCGGGGTGAGTTCAATACTCTGTTTATGTGCAGCGAACCCTCTACCTATAGCCTGGGCTAAATCGTTTCCCACATAGAGCACTTCCCCGTATTGTCCCCAGTTCTCCGCAGCCCAACGCCCTATCATGCCGGCGATGGTACTTTTCCCAGCCTTCTTTGGCTGGCTCCATAGGATAGTGTCAAACCTCAATCGATTATCAACCCGCGCAAAGGCGTAGTCCAGGACAGCCTCTTGATAGGGTTGAAGTTGAATCCTGCGGTTATCGCCTGATTCCGAGGGGATGTAATAGTGATTCTTTGCCCAATACGAAGGATGACGGCGTTCCCATTCTAGGATAGCTCCATTCCAGTCGATCTTGTCTAGCTTTTCTCTGACACTTGCTGTAAGAATTCTTCTGCCATCCTTACTACCGGCTCTAGTTTCTCATCAGGGATTTTACTCCAGTCGTGCTTGTGAGTGAAGTCACCTTGAATCGGGATAGGCCCACCATCAGGCCCGCCTATAGGCTGCGTCACCTTGCCATCAGTCCGTTCTATGAGTAAAGCATAGGGCTTGATATCGCCCTTGAGTAAGGCTTTATAGGCTGCTGCGGGTAGAGCCTCAGCTAAGAGTTGCGCCCAGGTCTTGTCGTTGGGCAAACCATCCTTGCCTACTACCTTGGGTTTCTTCTTGAGTTCTATCTGAAGTAAAGAGGTTAGACAATTATCTTTGCGTGGCCTTCCGTTAGGATTGCCCGACTGGCCTTTTGACCAATGTCTCAGCCCCACGGTGTTTGGATGTTGTTTTACAGTGTCAGTCATTCTGCCCCATTATAGCACCTTGTCAAGATGGTTCAAGGATATTATCCCTGATATATTCTGCTATTGCCTTCATCAAGAGAGGGGGAACAGAATTGCCTTGCCTATCATAGATATCTTGCCAACTGCCTACCCATTTGAAATCAAGAGGATAACTATGCAAAACTGACCTTTCGTATATTCCAATAAAACGTCTTTCTGACCAATGTACAAAG